TGTCAACCTTATTTAAATATTTCAGGCCACTTGGTTTTATCAAACTTAGCTTCAGCAGCTTCGTCTAGTTTTGGAAAGAAGTTGATACCAGTTGCAGCTTCTACTTCGTCAACTGTAACTACAAACTTTGGAATATCTTTCGAACTGTACTTTTGGTTTGGGAAAATAAATGCAACAGTTTCGCCAGTTGTGTGATTGTAAATTACTTTCCAAACTTTAGTTGGAACGCCCACTTTTCCGTCGCCGATAGTTTTAAAACCATCTTCGTAGATTGTACCGCTTGATACATAAATGTCATTGCCAGCGGCTGCTGTATTTCTTACACCTAGTTCTAATATGCGCCAAATAACTCTATTGTTACCTGGATCCTGAGGAACCATATTAGTTAGGTAAAAGCTCTCGCTCATCTGCTCATCGTCTGTTCGATTGTCAGCAGCAGGTACTAGGTGTCCACGATCGTATGGATGTCCTTTGTAGTCATCTAATGATGCTTCTTTGCTATCATCAACTTTTGGATCAGTACGGAAATCATTCTTGCGTTTTGCAGGTCCTGTAATGTCTGTCTTGTCCAAATGTTCTACAACAAACTCTGCTGTCTTAGTATCATAACGATAATGAATAGCATAGTTGCCGTGACAGATGTACTGTGTGTTTTCAGTAATACTGCTGATAGGTGCACCGTGAATAGTGTGCTGTGGACAGTTATCGTCTATTGGATTAGCAAATGCTGCAAACGGCATCAATGCTAAAAGATATAAAAACTTTTTCATAATAGGTTCCCTCATTAAGTGTGTAGTTATTTAGCCATAAAAAAAGAGACTCCGAAGAGTCTCTTTAGTTCGGACGGCATATAGCCTATCCCCGTAGTTTAGAATTTAACAGTAACGCCTACTGTTGCATTTCTGTCGCCAGCATTTTTAAAGTCAATATCACGTGTTTCTGACACGCTTAGTTTGACTGCCATTGCTGGAGTTACTGCATAGCTTGCACCGACTTCCAAGTATGAATCATTACGTGCAAAATCTAGTACATCGTTAGATGTGCTTTTCCACGAATATCCAACTTCAGCATATGGTGTAAACTGACCAATAGTATGTGCTACGCCAACATATGGCTTTGCAACAAGTGTACGAGTGTCAGTTGTGTAGCTGTCACCAAATGTAAACTCTGCACTTGCGCCTGCATATACAGGACCAGCAACTTCAACTTTTTTACCTACTTTAATTGCGTAGTCATCAGTTGAACCATCACGGCTCCAAGTACCAGTTACATCAACTGGACCAACTGTAGTGCCTACAGCAAATTTAGTTGCGCCTGTCTCAGGTGCTTTAACACTGATAGAGAACGCTTCAGATTGAGCAGTCAACTTAACTGCTGTATTATCAAAGTCACCAGCAACTGCTGCTGTGCTAAACATTGCCGCTGCGGCAATCATCATCATTGTAGATTTCATTTTAATTCCTTTATGTGTGTCTGTTTTGACAATTTACTTATACTCTCAGTGTTTCTACTAAGACAAAAGTGGTTAGTGAAAAAGAGAGCAGCCTAAACTGCCCTCTCTGCTATGTTTGGTAACAAGGTCTAACTACCTCGTAGCTGCCCTTAGGCTGCTAATGCGTAACTTTCGTTTGCAATTATAGTTTTCGTTCGCGGTACGGCGCTTACATCCCGGTAACTCCACTCTTCTATCCTGCCTGTCGATCCTATTCATCCCCATCAACTATACACTCAGTAAATGTATACTTGGTGGAGATGCCGGGAGTCGCACCCGGGTCCAGTTCAGTCGTCAAATTGCTTCAACGTTACAAGTATATTTATAACACCTTTAAGCAAAGATGTCAAGTTCTTTTTCTGTTTTGTTAGAAAGTTTTTCTTCTGGTGGTACAATTTTGCGTAGCCAACTGTCTGCAATATAAGCACGAGGCGAAGGACCTAACTGTATCGTTAAATCGTCTGCTTCAATCCACCAATAGTGATCGTGAACAAGACAAGTTGATGTCATTCCGTATGCTTCAAACTGTTCACCTTCTTTAAACTTGCCAATGTATTCTACAACCTTTACAATTCTTCCTACGTTTATAGGATTGATTGAAAATACAATTACAGCTAGATCACCTTCACTTACGTTCATTCTTGCTTGCCTCGTACTTTGTCATTAATGCAGTAACATCTTCTACTTTGCACAACCATCCGCCTTCGTTTACGATAAACACATCGCCCGGTCTATACAATGCGTAACCTTTGTCGCTACCATCTTCTTTCTTGCCCATAACTTCACCTTCCCATTCTCCTAGAACTTTAAAGTTATTGCCTGCTTGATTTATAGTATAGTCAACCCACATCATACTAGTTCTACCTTTCTTGCTTTTGAAAACTTTAGTGCAAATAATGTTGCATGTCTATCGTCTTCTATGTCTACGTATATGTCACAGCGTTTGTAAGTGTCACCTGGCAACGATTGACTGTTGCTTCGGAGTATTACAGTTGTGTGCCATTGTATTTCTTCAAACAGTTCTTCACCAAGTTCTCTACGTATCCAGAGCTGTTCCATTTCATCCTTGTGAGACCATTTCATCTCACATGATCCTAGGTAGAATCTCATTCTAATATACCTTAAAATTGATCTGCTTCGGTTGAGTGTTTGTTAGCAACAGTCGATGTAGCACCAACTGCTTCGCTAATTAAATCAAAATAACCTACACCAACTTCACGTTGATGCTTAACTGTGGTAAAGCCACGTGCCTGTGCCGCAAACTCACGTTCCTGCATTTCTGAATAACCAGCCATGCCACGTGCCTTGTATGCTTCAGCAAGTTCAAATGTAGCCAAGTTAACTGAATGGAAACCTGCCAGTGTAATGAACTGGAACTTGTAACCTAGTTCGCCTAGTTCACGTTGGAAAGTTTCACATTCTTCTACAGATAAAAACTTGCGCCAGTTAAAACTAGGACTACAGTTATAAGCCAGCATTTGGTCCGGAAACTCAGCATGTATAGCATCGGCGAATTGTTTAGCCATCTCAATATCTGGCGTGCTAGTTTCGAACCATAAGAGATCAGCGTAAGGGGCGAAAGCAAGGCCTCTTGCAATGCAAGCATCAATGCCATTTTTAAATTTGTAAAAGCCTTCTTCAGTACGTTCATCAATGATAAAATCCTTGTCTAGTGGGTCGTGGTTGCTGGTGATCAGCGTAGCGGCTTCAGCATCTGTGCGAGCCATGATAACTGTGTCTGTACCAGCAACGTCACTTGCTAGTCGTGCGGCTTGTAAGTTGCGTACAGCTTGGCTAGTGGGAATTAAAACCTTACCGCCTAAGTGTCCGCATTTCTTTTCACTAGATAGTTGATCTTCAAAGTGTACACCTGCGGCGCCTGCTTCAATCATGGCCATCATTAGTTCGTATGCGTTTAATGCACCACCAAAGCCTGCTTCTGCATCTGCTACAATAGGCAGGAAGTAGTCTGTAGTTACTGACCCTTCTGAGTATTCAATTGCATCAGCACGACGGAAAGCATTGTTAATGCCTTTGACCACGTTGGGCACTGAGTTTACTGGATACAGACTTTGATCTGGATAAGTTTGTAGTGCTGTGTTGTTGGCGGCTGCTACTTGCCAACCAGACAAGTAAATTGCTTTTAGTCCTGCCTTAGCATGTTGTACTGCCATCTGCCCGTTGTAAGCACCCAATGTGTTGATGTAGGGTTCAGTTGCTAACAGTTCACGTAGTTTTTTAGCACCACGTTTTGCCAGTGTATGTTCTACCTGTACGCTGCCTTGTAGTTTGCGAACGGTTTCTTGAGTGTAATTACGTTTTTTCATTATATTTTCTTTAAAAAGTTTACCAAATTCCTAAATTGCGTCCATTACCAACGATAATAAACAGACAAGTTACAACGTGTAGCACTATCCAAAAGGTACGGAAAGCCAGAGCCTTTTTCACATCACTTTGCGTGATAGGATGAAACTCTGGCTTATCGTCGTCTGTAAAACCAATTGGCATGCCAACGGTGCGAGCCCAAGTCTTAAGCCAACGCCGTTGTCCGCTCATCACATTGCGTTCTTTTTCTCGATGATTTCTTTGCGGCGTTCTTTGGTAAGTTTGCCTAAATCACCTAGGGCTGTACGTGCGCGAGTAGCTGCTGCTTTCACGCCTTTTTCTTCGAAAGAAGCATGCTCTTTCAAGTAGTTGTTAAATGCCAATACGATTTCTTCGTGGGTTGGTTGTGTCATTATAGTTCTCCTTTAATAATGTTAATTAATTATACGTGATTTTTGTGTAGTTGTCAACCGGACAGTGGTCTGGCTGGGAATTAGATCTCCGCCAGCTGTATCGTTATCTCTACTAATACCTGGCATAGTTATACCATCTGTATACCGCTAGTTTGCGAAGTATACTGTTTACCAATCTCTGCTTCTGTCTTTGCTACACAGCTAACTGATGTTGCTTGTAATACAAACTTACCATCAGGTGATACTGAGAACATAAACGGGGCAAGTCCTAGTCCTTGTTGTTGTGCAATAAGCACCATTGGCTTACGTACTGTAAACGTTTTTTCTGTCTCGTCTTCTAGTCTACCAATAATTTCTTCGCCTGAGCTTAGTTTAAATGAGACTGTGTCGCCTACTTTGTATGGTGTTTCGATTAACATTATAATGTGTGTCCTGTTCCGTTATATCCGGTTTCTTCTAAATATGTTCCTAGTTTGTCGTATCCGCCAATACTAGTTCCACCTACTTTAATTTGTGGGAAAGTGCGAGCGCCTGGAAATAGTTCTAACACTTCTTCTCGAGTAAAATCTGCACCAAGTTGCTTGTATGTATACTTTAATCCACGTGTTTCACATAACCGTTTTGCTGCATCGCAGTACGGACATTGCGGCTTGCCATAAATTTCTATCATAGACTAAATCCTTTAAGTGTGTCTGTGTTAACGTCTTGCTTGATACCGCCAATAATATAAGATTCTACTTCTGTCTCTTGTGGAGCAACTTGCAAGCCTGAACTTGACAACCAATGTGTAGTCCAAGGTAGCGGGTTAGTGTTAACTGGCTGGTCAAAGATAGCAGTCAAGTTAAGTGCTTTCAAACGACGATTAGCAATGTACTCTACATACTGATTAAGTAGGGTAGTGTTAAGACCAATCATGCTGCCGTCTTTAAACAAATAAGCCGCCCAATCTTTTTCCTCTGCAACACATTCGCGCCACATAGCATATACTTCATCTTCGCACTCTTTAGCAATACTTGCCATCTCTGGATCGTCTTTGCCTTGTGCCCACAATTTTAATACGTGTGTGCTGAGTGCTAGGTGTTGTGCTTCATCACGAGCAATCAATGAAATAATCTTTGCAGATCCTTCCATTAGTTTTAATTCGCCAAAGCCAAATGTACATGCAAAACTTACATAGAAACGCAACCCTTCTAGAATGTTAACAGTCATCATTGCAAGATACAACTTCTTCTTAACTTCACGAAGACTGCCTTCACCACGGTGGGTATACGCATCAGCGGCTTCCGTAAAGGCATCGTAATGTTTAGTAACTGAAGTTGCACGAGCAATAATCTTTTCATCATCTAGAATAGTATCAAATACTTCTGACGGGTCAGCATATACGTTCTTCATAATATGCGTATAGCTACGTGAATGGATTGTTTCAAAGAAGTCCCAAGTAACAATACATCCCTCTAGTTCAGGAAGTGATACGTGTGGCAAGAATGCCAGGCACGGACCACGACCTTGGACACTGTCAAGAAGTGTTTGATATTTTAGATTGGAAGTGAAGATGTGCTTTTGCTCTGGACGGAAGTTTTGAAAGTCTGCACGATCTTTCTGCAGACTAACTTCTTCAGGGCGCCAAAAGT